AATTTGGAGAGACCAGGTAATTAATAGAGATTATTATCCAACTGATCACCACAAATCTGAATATAGAACATTTATTTGGAAAATTTCAGGTCAGGATGAGGTTAAATATAAGGCATTTGAGACTGTTATCGGTTACTTACTTCACTCATTTAAGACAAACAGTAACAATAAAGCCATTATTTTCAATGATGAGATTATCTCTGACAACCCAAATGGAAGGTCAGGCAAGGGTTTATTTTGGAATGCACTTAAACAACTACGAAAAGTACAGGCATTAGATGGCAAAACCTTTGATTTTAATAAGTCATTTCCTTATCAAAGTGTAGCAACAGATTGCCAGGTATTAGTATTTGATGATGTAAGAAAGTCATTTAACTTTGAGAATCTATTTAGTGTCATAACAGAAGGTATTACAATAGAGTACAAAGGTAAGGACAGCATTAAATTGGATGTAACTGAGTCACCTAAGATTATAATCACAACCAATTACACCATCCAGGGAGATAGTGCCTCATTCAATGCCAGAAAATATGAGGTAGAAATGAGCTCTTATTTCAATGATAAGTACACTCCAATTATGGAATTTGGACATGAGCTATTTAATGAATGGTCAGATGATGAGTGGGCCAACTTTGATAATTACATGATGGAATGTATTAGCATCTATCTTGAGCATGGTTTAATTGATATGCCATTAAAGAATCTTGAATATAGAAAATTGATTGATCAGATAGGTAATGAAATGAACATATTTTTTGATGGACTTTATAAGAATGAATATCTAAATATTAAGTCAACTTATGACAATTTAATGGATAACTTTCCTGAGTTAAGAAAAAGAAATATAAGTCAGAATCTTATGACTCGAAATTTAAAAAAATACTGTGAGTTCAATAAACTTACATTTGAAACAGCTTATTCTGGAGGTATTGGCAAGATGATAATTAAGGACCCAAATAAACCTGCAGATGTTTGGGATAATGTAACACCTATAAATGAAACACCATTTTAATATGAAAAAAAAATATTTTATAATCACAGTAGGTGAAGACCTACAAAACACTATTTTATTTGATTTGACTGATAAACTAAAAGAGCAGGGACATTATTTCGTAGTTAATTGCACCTCAAATAGAAATCAGTTTGATGTAAAAAGAGTAACACAGGAGGAGTTTAATAAATTTAATAATCATGAATAAAATAAACAAAGCCAAGCTCCAAGCACTTGAGATGGAGCTACTCAAAGCCAAGTATCCTAACATGCCGCCAAGCTACATCCCTAAGACTGATTGGAAGGATAACTCTGCTAACTCATTAACTAAGTGTGTCATTGCATGGATACAGTTCATGGGAGGTCAAGCTGAACGTATATCATCACAAGGTCAGTACAGGGAAGGAGCTAAGATACAAGTTGGCTCAGGTATCATGGCACATACTAAACAGCTACAAGGTAAGTGGACACCAGGTCAAAGCACCAAGGGAACAGCTGACATCTCTGCTACGATTAGAGGAAGGTCAGTTAAGATTGAGATTAAGCAAAAGGACAAGCAGAGTGAAGCTCAGAAACAGTATCAAGCAGCCATTGAGAGAGCAGGTGGCGTGTATATCATAGTGAGAGACTTTGATAGCTTTGTTGAGTGGTATGAACAGTTTACATTAGGGATATGACAGCAAAAGAAAAAGCAATAGAGTTAGTAGATACCTATAAATTCGTGTTATGGTCTGAAGATACACAATGCGGTGATGAAATACTATGCACTGGAATAGCAAAACGATGTGCATTGATAGCTGTGGATGAGATTATATATGTATTAGATAGATACATCGACCCTGTTAGATCATATTGGGAACAAGTCAAACAAGAAATACAACTACTATGAGAATCAAACCCGAAATGCCTAAGTTCATTGTTAAGTTGAAATACCTTAAGAAGAAATATAAAACACCTTTGAAGGGTATCAACAATGAATCAACAGATAATTGTTAATAACTTTTATTTTTATATATGCAAAAGTTTATTATCTTTGATGAAAATAATATTTACAGTATGGAAAAAGAAATCAAAACAGCTACTGAGAAAATCAAGGAGCTCAATGAGTTGGCTAACACGCTAACTCTACATCAGAAGTTACACAGGGCTAAGTTAGCCATTGGTAAGGTAACTAAGAACGCAACCAACCCACACTTTAAGAAAGCCTATGCTGACATCAATGCATTGATAGATGCTGTTGAGCCTATCTTATTAGAGAACGGTCTGCTGTTATTACAACCAATCCAGGGTAATAATGTATGCACTCAGATAATAGACATCGACTCAGGTGCTATGATAGAGTCTTGTATGGAGCTGCCAACTAATCTAACACCTCAGCAGTTAGGGTCTGCTGTGACCTACTACAGGAGATACACCCTGCAGTCAAGTCTATCCCTACAGGCTATTGATGATGATGGTAACACAGCTGAGCAAGCAGTTAAGCAGCCTGTTAAGGAGTCACTAACAGATGAGAGGTTCAAGGGTGCTCTTGCTAAGATAGCAGCAGGTGAGTACACAGCTGAGCAGCTCAAGGCTAAGTTCAACCTAACCAAAGAACAGGAGGCACAGCTATGAAATGGAGGCCATCACAATTAGGGAAGCTAATGACTAACTCACGTAGCAAGTCAGAGGTACTATCAGAGACTGCTAAGTCTGAGATACGTAAGATAGCCAAGCAGGATTTCTATGGCTATAACTTAGAGGTTAAGACTAAGCCAATGATCAAGGGCACTGAGTGGGAGCAGGAAGGTATCAACCTACTCAACAACGTCCGCTTCACTAACTACACTAAGAACAACCTTAGAGTTGAGAACGACTACATGAGTGGATGCTGTGACATCATTACAGATGACCTCATCATTGACATTAAGAGCTCATGGTCATTAGACACGTTCCCTGCAACACCATCAGAGGGTGAGTCATCAGATTATGAGTGGCAGGGTAGAGCTTACATGTGGTTATATGATAGACCAGCTTTCGAGTTAGTCTATACCATGTACACTACACCTGATGAGCTACTCACTGAGTGGGATAACCTATCCATCCATAGAGTTGACCACATACCAATGAGTCATAGAGTGACTGTGCTAAGCTATGAGAGAGACATGGAGAAGGAGGAGGATATCAGAGAGAGACTCATCTACTGTAATGAGTATTATTCTAAGTATATAAACGAATTAAATAATAAGTAATATGAGAACAAGCAAAAAAATACATCTAAAAGATGATATGACTTGGCAAATGATGAGAAAAATTTTACTTGAAGTTACAGATGATAATGGTGTTGTAGATAAAGCTGTTGTTGCTATAGCTAAAAAGCATAAATTTTGGAGATGGTCAAAAATTGGACTTATATTTAAAAGAGGAGATGTGATTTTTAATGGTAAATCTAATGTACATATTAATAAAGTATCAAAGGATATATTTAATAAATACATAAATTTTCAATATCCTGAGCACAAAGTTTATAATGCTCCACACTATGTCAAAGATTCTAAGAATATGACAGTTGCTGTTGTGCCTCAAGGTAAAGAAAAAGAATTTATTGAGAAACAACATAAAGTTGAAGCTCCTAAACAACTCAAAACATTTAGCCTGTTATGGGGTCTATTAAAATTTAATTATTAACAATCAAAACAAAATACAAACAATGTCAGAATTAACATTAAAAGGAGCTGTGAAGCTCATCAGTGAGGTGAAGGTAATCTCAGATAAGTTCTCAGTGAGAGAGTTCGTAGTGACTACACCTGATGCTAAGTATCCACAGGATATCATCTTCCAAACAGTCAACGATAAGATGGCTATCTTAGATTCCATCGGAGCAGGTCAAGAGGTAGAGGTATCATTCAACCTGAGAGGGAGAGAGTTCAATGGTAGATACTACAACACTCTTGATGCATGGAAGGTGCAGACTACAGGAGCAGCTCCAAGTGTTCAACCACAAGCTGAGACAGATGACTTACCGTTCTAAGACAGTATTCCTTAACCTTGATGAGTCATTCACTGAGTGGCTCAGAAGGGAGCTCAAGGATAAGCTATCCAACCGCTATAAGATTATTCACTTAGCAGAGGACATGAACGTCGAGAAAGCTACTCTATACCGCTTTATGAATGGGAAGGAGGTCAAGGGTGCATTCTATGATAGTGCGTTCAAGTACTTAGTCAAGGGGGCTTAACAGCTCCCTTTTTTATTCAACAATTATTCTTATCTTAGTACCCATGATAGACTACATAGCTCCTCTTGTTGTATCATGGTGGTTCGTTAGCTTCGAGCCTCTTCAAGACCGTATCAACAGGCTCATACTACCCGATTGGCTACACACAGCTCTTGGCTGTTGGAAGTGTATGTCATTCTGGGCAACATGGATCTACTCAGGGAGCTTTATAATAGCCTGTGCAACCTCACTCACCGCTGTATGCTTGAACAAACTGATATACAACTCATAGACACCATTCTCAACCTACCTGAGAGCAAGCTACTGACTAAGAGTAGCCTAATCAAACTACAACAGGTTAAGAACAGAGTCACAGGCACCAAGGATAGAGAATGCTTCTGTGCATCAGTACGCAGGAAGGTATGGCTTAAGGACTTCACTCAATGGTATGAAGGAGCACTTGGATAGATATCTCACCCGTAACTACCTTGAGGTGCTCAAGTACACACGCCACTTCTTAGATGTGCTCAACATACCATCATCAATAGATGCAGATGCAGTCATCAACAATGCCTACCTCCACTGTGCAGAGCTCAACGTACAGGAGATAACAGAGGATAAGGCTAAGAGCTACCTTCTCAACACCATCAAGTGTGACCTTATTTGGACTCAAGGCTCTAAGACTAAGAAACAGGATTTATACAGGTCTCAGGAGTACACTCTTGATGTAATAGATGACCCTACTGACCTGGAGCATAAAATAGCAGTTGAGGATAGGTATAACTTTAAGAAAGCATTGATAGAGATATACAGAAGGGAGCAGAAGGATAGGATAAAAAAGATAGTGTTTGAGGCATACTATGACAAAGGTCACTCTACTCAGACTGCACTCGCTAAGTATTTCAACATCAACAGTACATCTGCCTACTTCCTGATAAAAGAAATTAAAGAAAATATTAATCAGATACAATATAGGTATGAAGAGTGCTAATTTTTTAGCCATGTTGACTTACATCATGGCGTTTGGAGTGGTAATGGCTCTATGGAATGAGAACATATATTTGTTATTCAAGTTCTCAAGTGTTACCTTAGCACTGTATTTAACATTTATAATAGTTAATAATTATGAGCAACTTTAAAATTAAAACAGAATACCTTGACAAAACTGTCAGAGTATATGACCGCATCTTAGGACAGAAGTCTATAGTAGTGGCAAAGATTGACATGAGCAAGGTGAAGTACTATCAGTCTATAGGACTTGGGTATATCTTTGAGGAAGTACCTACAGTTATCAAGTATGAGGCAGTTGAGCCACCTATTCCAGCTGAGACAGTAGCTGAGGTAGCACCTAAGCCTAAAAAGAAACGTAAGAAGAAAGATGCCTAAGCCTCGACCATCAGAGCCACATGATGAGTACATCTCAAGATGTATGTCAGATGATGAGACCTTATCTAAGTTCCCTGATGAGGAGCAGAGATATGCTGTGTGTGAGTCAATGTGGGATGAGAGAGAGCTGACAGCATTCAGTAAGTATAGGCAAGCCTTCGCAGAGTCTTATACTGACTACCCTAAGGCAGCAACTGAGAACGCTAAGATAGCAGTCAGATGGGCAGAAGAGAATGGATGGGGGAGCTGTGGGACTGCTGTAGGTAAAAAAAGAGCAGCTGATCTCTCAGCAGGTAGACCTCTAAGTGAAGAGACCATCGCAAGGATGGCAGCCTTTGAACGGCATAGACAGAACTCACAACGTGAGCTTGGAGATGGATGTGGCAGGTTGATGTGGTTAGCTTGGGGAGGTGATGAGGGCATTGAATGGGCACAACGTAAACTAAAACAGATTAGAGATGGCAAAGCATAAGTACATAGAGACTCCTGAGGCTATGTGGCAACTGTTTGAGTCTTATAGAGATTGGTGTAAGTCTAATCCAAGATATCAATACTCACTTTCTAATAAGACAGGAGAGGCTACTGCTATCCCATTAGAGAGACCACTTATATTTGAAGGATTCTATAATTATTGCTACGATAAGATAGGATGTATAGATCAGTATTTTGAAAACAGAGATGGGAGATATTCTGAATATGTTGCTATCTGTTCGCGTATAAAGAGAGTCATCAGAGAAGACCAGATTACAGGTGGAATGGCAGGACAGTATAATCCATCCATCACTCAACGTCTGAACAACTTGACTGAGAGAGTAGACACTACCACTAAGGGAGAGTCTATCAATGAGATTAAGGTTAATATTATTAAGTAATATAACCTATAAAATAAATATTAACTATACTACTAATATAGTGGTATAGCCAAACTTTTGCCTAATAATGGAGATTAATAGCACAGTCATCTTTGAAAAGAATTATGATGCACTCAACTCAGATGTGAGGTTTATCATCAATGAGGGAGGCTCAAGGAGTTCTAAGACATACAGCCTATGTCAGCTCATCATAGTCTACTGCCTACAGAACAGAGGTAAGGTAGTGAGTATCATTAGGAAGACCTTCCCAGCTTTGAGAGCCACAGTCATGAGGGATTTCTTAGAGATAATGAAGAGCCTTGAGATATACGATGTCAACAGGCACAATAAGAGTGAGCACATCTACACCTTTGAGAATGGTTCTATAGTAGAGTTCTTCTCAGTGGATGATGAGCAAAAGATTAGAGGTAGAAAGAGAGATGTGGCATGGTGTAATGAAGCCAATGAGCTGTACTATGATGACTTCACTCAGCTCAACATGAGAACTGAATGGAAGCTCATCTTTGACTACAACCCATCAGAGTCTAACTCATGGCTGTATGAGTTACCACAGGATGAGAGTGTGCTCATCAAGTCAACGTACAGAGATAACCCCTTCCTGCCTGAGAGTATAAAGAAACAGATTGAGGACTTGAAGAGAACTGATGAGGCACAGTATCAGATTTACGCATTAGGGGAGAAGGCCATCTCTAAGAGCAACATCTATTCTAATTGGACATTTGTCAAGCATAGGCCTTCCAAGTTCACTGACTATGTATATGGGCTTGACTTTGGTTACAATCACCCCACTGCATTAGTGAGAGTCTATTGGAGGGATAAGGACTTATACATTGAGCCTATCATCTATGAGAGCTACTTGACTACCACTGACCTGATAGCAAGAATGGATCAGTTAGGCATAGAGAAGCACATCAACATCTTAGCTGACTACTCAAGGCCTGAGACCATTGCAGAGATAGATAGAGCAGGGTACTACATCGAGAACGCTAACAAGGTAGTCAAGAAAGGGATAGATAACATCAAAACCTTTGGGGTGTTCTGTGAGGACCATCCTCAACTTAAAAAGGAGTATGAGAATTACAAATGGAAAAAGATAGGAGATACTATCACTGATGAGCCTGTCAAGTTATGGGATGATGCAATGGATGCCATCCGATATGCTGCCACTTACATCAAGGAGGAGTACTACACAGATGACTCATATCTATCCTTCTAACAGGATGCCAACCTTAATACAATATAGGTATGGCAATGACAATCATAGCAGAACCTCAAGGTATCACTCCAGCTTACAATGAGTGTAAGTTCATAGTAGACTCCACCAATAAGAATTTGGATGGCTTCCGATATATCTTTGAGGTATTTGAATCAGGAACATCTAACAGGATAGGATACTATAAGGCACTGCCTACCTATGGCACAGGCTATGGGGAGCAGGACTTGAGTAAGCTCTTGAGTAACATGGTAAGCTATGACTTCAATCCAACAAACACTACCTTCTATGATGCAGTTAACTCATTCTATAAGTATGATGTTAAGATAGGAGAGGAGTATATATTCACGTTGAGTTATACAGCATCATTATCAGATGACAGCGGTAATGTCGAGA